CGGTAACGCCGGCAGTTGTCGCAAGGAGGTTGCCCTCAATAGACTTGAACAGGCTTACGTCGTCCGAGAACAAGCCAACCTCGTAGGTAACCTCGCCCCGAATCTTGGACATGGAAATCAGTTGCAGCACTCCGCTGAACACTTGGACCCCGTCCTCCCACATCGCAGCACGAATCTTCTTGTTCGGTTGGAATCCACCCACGAAGGACTGGATGTTGTAAGCATAGCCAAAGCAGGCCCTGTTGGTTGGCGTGTTTGGTAGGGTTATCGTCTTGGAGAAAGACCCTCTCCGCTTGGTGATGTCGGCAATGTCCTCCACCGAAAAGGTCAGGGCGATGTCAATCTCGCCCATGGTGTCAAGGATGTAGGGAACCTCTGCGTTTGATTCGTTGAGAGGGTAGGCGATGAGAGTTACGCTCATAGGATGTTGTTCTTGTAAGCGACTGCAACCTCAACCTGCAACTGCGTGAGGCGGTCGTTCCTTCGGGTCGTGAATTGGTAGGTGTTGGCGTTCACAATTGCTTCCACTAACTGCCCATCCAGTTCAAGCCATACCTGCCCGGACCTGACCATCTCAATCAGCCAAGCGGATTCTGCATCCGTCAGCCAATCGGAGTTGAGTGCGTAAACGTAGTCGAACTCACCTGCCCAAACTTTGTCGTAAGTCGTGGTCGCATAAACATCCGAGTTGTAGCCGAACGTCTGCCTGCTGATGTTGGCCCGCTTTCGGTTCTTGAGCGTAAAGGTGTAAGAATCAATGCCTCCGTATTTGTTTTGAAAATGGACAGGGATGGAGTTGAACCGCTGGCATTGCCCGATGACGTACCTCTGACGAATCGTGATGTTTGTACTCTTTTGGAAGTAAACGTCGTAGAAGTCCCCGGCATTGCCTTGGAACAGGTAATCTCCGGGGTTCCCGTCCACGCATTGTCCCGACGTGAGGGCTTTGAGGTTCATTGGCCCGACACCGAAGCGGACGACATTCGACCCCGATACACTCGACGCTAACACCTCGAACTGCCTTGCATAGGTCGCTCCTGTTGCACTCCAGTATTGGATGTAAGCCTTTTCGACCCCGTAGTTGAACTGCCCAATGGAAAGCCATCCGTAGCCGTCCGCATAGACCGTGCGAGTCGTCGGGGTTGTCAGCATCCGGGTCGTGTCGTTAACGATAGCACCGCTCGGAAAGTACAGACCCCCACTCCAAGTCGCAAGTTCTAACTGCTCCAAGTTTCCTGCAAAGGAAACACGGCCCGACACGGTGGTAACCGTTCCTGTCTGCACGACTGGGGTGTTGCCGTATTCCTCCATGAAATCGAGCCTGTATCCCGAATAATACCCGGCATGATCCACGAAACCCGTTTGGGTCAAGGTTGGCTTGGTCGGTGCAATCAGCGTTTCAACGACCTTGGCAACGTCGAAGAAGCCGTAACTGGTTGTCGGTAACTTGTCGCACTTGAGCCGGGCAAGGGTGGTCCCTGCTGGGTTCTTGACATCGCAGACGTAACGGTAGTTGGGTTGTGCAGTCAGCGAACCGCTGACCTTGAAAAGCATCTTGTTGTAAACGGGTGTAGCCACTTGGGGCGACCCTGAAAGGACGGTTGTTGCCATTTTATCTTGTTGTTGCTACGCTAATGGATTTGCCGAGGACCTCTGCGATATTCTCGGTCAGGACCTCTATCATTTCGGGGCTTACTGCATTGCTCATAAAGCTGGTCGCTCGCAGACCTTCCCTCCGAATCTTGTTGGCGATGTTGATGGCAAAGGACCTGTTTGCTGCCTTCTTGTCCCTGCCTTCTAACGGAATGCCCTTGAACGCAATCCACTCCTGAATCGGACGGATAGGCGGACGCTTGTCCCGGTATTGGAAGGGAGAGTTAGGCGCACGCTTGCTTGAGTTTGCACCCTTGACACCGAGGTCCACGAACTTCCAGTAATCTGCTGCCTCAATAGCGACAACGAAGGACTGGTCGTTGAGGGATATCGGGGTTACGGTGATGGACTGCGAAAGGGCATTGCTTGCGATGGCGTTCGACTTGGCGAGGTTCTCCTTTGCAAGGCGGACCACCCCTTCCAGCCACTTGACAACCAATGCGTGGGACTTGTTCTCAATGGCCCCATCTTCAAGGGCCACACCAAAGTCAGCAAGGGCCTCCCTTTGGATGTCGGTCAATTTCTTGCCTGACCCTCCTACAAAGACGTTGAACTCCATACGGGTAAATGTCCCCCGTGCTGGAATGTGTCTATCTGCGCCTCGCTCGCTCCGCCTCCATCCTCTCCGCTTCCAAAATGTCGTGAATCAGGAGCGCATAATTGAGAAACTCCACCGCCTTCATCGCAAAGATGGCATCGAACTTGAGAACGTCCTTGTTAGCCATCCTCCACACCACCATAAGCCATCCGTACCCTGCGAGAGGGCTTACGTCAGCCCCTCGGCCGTCTTCATCAGGTGCTTGGAATAGTCGCTCAAAACTTTCAAGTAGGATTCGGAACTTAACAAAAAAAAACTGACAACGCCCCAAACGTCCCCGACCTTGGCGTGTTTCTTCATGAGTTCGGCTCGCTCGGCATGGGCAGCCCCGTCGTATTTCTTGGGGAATAATCCGAATAGACCGCCCTCCCTGCACAAGGTTGCCATGATGCGGTGGAGGTTCTGCAACAACTGCTTTTCGTCCGTCGTGTTTGCGTCCATTAACTCTATCAACTGCCCGGCCGTCAACTCATCCGTGAACACCGTTGGAATCCACCACTTGCCCCCGGCTTTGAACTTCCGCTTGTACCCAAGGGCAGGCAATGCGTTCCACTCGCTTATGATGGCCTTGTAACGCTTTAGGACGCTCTTGGCGGGCATTTCTCTCACGAACGATATATCGACCCCCTCAACGATTGCGACGACCCCTGCGCGCTTGTCGTAGTCCCCAAGGACGCTGCTGAACTCAATGGCCCCGATGCGTTGGAACTGGTCGATGGTCAGGTCTTGGAGTTTCATAGTTTCAAGAAGGTTTTGTAGGACGATGCCGACGATGCCGATGCAAGGTACTGGCTGAACTCCTTATCAGCCTTGCGTTCTTTCTCCGAGTAATACCAAGGAATGTGCCTCGCTGACTCAAGCAACGAAACACCACCGATGAAGTACTCCTGCCGATTGTAAACGGCAAAGGTCGTGTCGATAGGCACGTCAACCCTTGCTGCCATGATGACCCGTGAGTTACGCTGACGAGTCGCCTCGTAGTTGTTCACGTGGGTATAGTACGACGACCTTGGAGGCACGTCATCCCATCGGAGCGACAGGCCTACCTTGCCTGCTTGGGGGAATTGTTGCAACCACTCCAAGCACATGGGAATCGTCCGCTTGCTGGTCTTGTAAAGGTCAAGGTCCGGGTCTGTAACTGCATAGAACGGTTCTCCCAGTTGTTGCACCAAGCCCGAAGTCCATGGGGCTTGATGGCCCAAGTTTTCACCAAGCATTACGACCTTGCAGGGGTTGGTGGCGTACCACTCCATCAATGGCTCGTAGGTTGAACCGTTGTCCACGATGTAAATGTCCCCAATCCCCTCCCACTTGCTCAAGTCCCTGACCATCGCTTTGGGCCACGTCAGCAGGTTGCGGTTGTTGATGATGACGGGGATGCCCATGTTAGAACTTGTAAACGGCAATAAGGTCGTCGTATCGGCCCGATTCGGTTAGGTCTATGGCCTCAAAGATTGAATTGCTCGGTGCTACGGCTGACAGGTTCACGAACCAATCCTTGCTCTGCACGTCTTCAATCATTAAGACACCGCCTTGGTTTATCAATGGAGCATACAGGCTGACGACCTGCAACATGGAGTCTAAGGTGTGCGGGCCGTCGTCAAGCAGGAAGTCGATGCCGTTCTTAAAATAGTCCCTTGCGACTTGCACGGATTCGGGGGTGTAGGCCGATGCGATGTGGAGCCTTGAACGAGTCCAGTCAATGTGCTTGTCAGCCTTTGGCTTGACTTGGTTGGCAATGTCGTAGAACAAGAACTTGGCCTTTGGAAGATATTTGCACCACATAGCCATGGACCCTCCGTGCCACACGCCTATCTCCACAAAGTTGATGGAGTCGGCTCGCATTTCGGTCAAGTACTTGGCATAGGTGCTTGTGTAGTTGTGGCCGTTGGCCTTGTCGGTTCCTCCCTCCCAGTCAGCACCATTGAGGTCTAACTCGTCGAGAATGGCGATTAATTCTTTGTCTTTCATGGTTAAAATGTGATTACAAACTTTTCGGGACCCGGCCATCCGGGGTTCGTGTCGTGGACCTTGGTGTCAGGCTTCTTGCCAATCCAATGTTCAGCTTGCCAGCGGTGGTCCCGTACAGGTTCGCCCAGTTCCTTGATGTGGGACGACTTGGCCCACCAATAGGTTCCACCAAAGTAGGGGTAGCCGTCGGGGTTGTTGTGGTCAGCCATGTGAGGGAATTGTTCTTTTGTAATCCAATGACATCCCACCGCATCCACGCCTTCGAGCAGTTGCAGGCAGCGTTCCCAAGCCACGACGTTGAAGAAGGTCATCGACCTGTTCCAAAGTTGGTTGATGAGGGACGGGTCGCTTGCCCCCTTCGTGTGAGCGTACAGGTACACGGCTTCCTCTTCCTGCGAGGCCCGGTACATTTCGGTCAGCGTCGCCTGCTCCCAAGCGTTGGTCCGGGTAACCACGACCTTGACCTTATCGGCCACCATCGAGCCTTCCAGCACCTCCTTGACCGCTTTGCGTTGTTCGGGTGGACCGACAATGCCTACACGGATTTCGTCCAAGACATTGATGAGGCCGTAGTTGCACACGGCCATCATGTGCTGGTTCAGGATTAACTGCCAGTTCCCTCCGCAGTAGATGTGGTAGTAGTGGACGACTTTCATAAGGTCCAAAGGAGGGTTAGAAGGGTGATGATGAAGAAAACGGCTGCAAGCGTCTTGCCGATTTCGATGAGCAGGTCAAGGATGCGTTCGGGGTTCATGCCCCAAAGTTAAACCACAACGTACTTCCCTGAGTTACTGACCCGTAACTTGTTGAGTGCCACATACCGCATCGCATCGCAGGCGTGGTTGAACGAGTCAATCGGAACCCCCGTGTTCTTGCCTTCCTTGTCGGTGGCCCAAGTATAGGACCGCAGTTCCTTGATGAGGTTGGTGCTATCCTTGGTTACCTGCAATTTAAAGCGTTTCAGAATGTCTATCCCGTTCCTGACCGAATCGGGGCCTTTCTCCGCCGGCTTGATGTTAAAGCCAAGTCGGTAGATTTCCTCGATGCTCTTGGGTTCTGCTGAATCCGCCACGATCTCCCAAGCCCGGGTAATCCCCAGCGACCGCAACTTGTCTGCGATGTCTTGGTTGGTCAGACCCGTGGAGTAGAGCAGTTCCTGAATCAGCAGGCAGTCCCCTTGGCGGTAGATTGCGACCAATGCCGTAGGGTCGTTGCTAAAGCCCCAGTCAAGCCCTAAGGCGACGAATTTCGCTCGGCTGACATCGATACCTTCCACCACCTCGAAGTCCTCGTAGATCGCGCCCTGAAGCGTCCCGACCTGACCAAGGCCGTACACCTTCCACCAGTTCGCCCAATACGCAGACGTTTCGGCTTTAGTGCGGTTTAGTTCGATGTCCCTCCTAATCGTGTCGGGCAAAGCCTCGTTGTCCTGATAGGTCAGGATGAGCAGTTCGGAATCGTCCTCTCGCAGGACCTCGGTATGCGCCCAGAACTCATGCGTCGGGTTGAAGTCGATGTAGATGGCCTCGCTGGTACGGATGGCGAGTTGGTAGTAGGACTCAAAGTCAATGTTGTTCGCCTCGTTGATGAATAGCACCTGCCTCCTTGCACCCCGGAGCCTTGCCTCTTGGTCAGCCGAGAAAAACTCGATGGTGCTACGGTTAGCGAACTGGTAGGTCAGCAGGGTCTTGTTCCACCTTGCCGGAACGAAGATTTCCTTGGCGATCATTATCTTGATGAAGTCCCGAATCGCACCCCTCCGAAGGTGAGGCACGGTTTCCCCGACGATGCTGATTTCAGTCTTCTTCTTGCAAGCCTGCTTGATCAAGACGCAAAGGATGCTGAATGTCTTGGAGGCCGAGGTCCCTCCTTGGATGACCCTCTTGCGATGGGTCAGCGATTCAATCTTCCGCTTGGCGGTGGTGTTTATGACCTTCATCAATCATCTTCGGTCCATTGTTCAATAAAGACCTGATTCTCCTGCTTGTCAACCAATGAGTTCAACCGCTGGGTGATGCTTGCGTTGTACTGACCGACCATACCCCCCTCGATTTGGTCTTGGCGGATGACTCGCTTTATGCGTGAACAGATACTTAAATAGTCGGAGTAGTTGCCCTTCGTGTTGGCAAAGTAGTGTTCAAGGCCATCAATGATGCCTGCATCCGCACACCAATTCTCAAAGCCTTCCAAGGTCAGCGGACGCTCCAAGGGTTCGTATTGGGGAATAGCATCCTTGCCGGGGAATACCGTCTTGAGCCTTGGGTTGCTCTTGACCCCTGCCCTGTATGCCTCAAAGTACTCCCACATCTTTTCGGGGGTTTCAATGTACTTGCCGTTGCCCTTGCTGGTTCCCATTAGTATTCGATTTTGTCGATTAGGTCGCTAATCTTGTTTACGATTTTCATTTTCACTTCGTACTGGTTCGGAGCATTGGAATCATCCACCGCTCCGATGCAGTCGCACAGGGTGGTTATCACCATCATGAGCGAGTCCATCCGAGCCTGCACTTGGGCTTCGTCATCCTTAGCCTTCGAGTTCGCCAAGTTCCCGAAGTTTGTTCCTGCTCCACGATAAAGCAGACTTACCGCCCCACAGGAGATATGAGATGTAACCGCAGTCCGAGGTATCGTCTGCATTGTCGTAGTAGGTTTCAGCCCTTGAAAGGTAGGAGTGCATCCGCTTGATGGTTTCGACCGAGATGGCCTCCCCGTTGGCTAACTGCTGCGCCCTGACTTTGCCCGTCTGCGTCGCACACTTGTTCCCGTTCCGCTCGTTGAGTTCTATCCCTCGCTTGGCATTGGCCCTAATCTCTTGGCCGTAGTCAGAGTATGACTCGAACTGCTGCCTCTTGTGATTCTCCCAAGTTGAGCCACAAACCGCAAGCCGTTGAGCCGTATCGGGGAACTCCGCATTGGCTTGGTTATTGCTCATGCAGCGACCGATGAAGCCTTCTCTTGACTCGTTATTGTTCGGGATTGGTAGGGGCATTGCTTAGGGGTATATTGACGGTGTTTTGGTTGGCTTCGGCAAACAAGTCCGCTTGTAGGTAAATGTATTGGAGAGCCGATTTTACGCAGTCCGCACACCACCAATTCGTAGGAGGTCGTCCATGAGCCGTAAGGATGGCTTGCAGTTCCCCAACGGCATCGGGGGGCAGTCGCATGGTTAGGGATGCCACATATTGGTCCCAGTACTTCCTGTGCTTCTGGGCCACGATGAATTGGTCGGTTGTCATTTGAAGGTCCATTCTCTGAGTAGGATTGCGGTGGCAGATGAGGCAAGGCCGAGGATTGGGGCCAAGTACCATTGGCACGTTGGCAGGGTCAGGGCAAAGCCAAGCCAAAACCCAAAGCAAGTCATGCACGAAAACGGCTTCCGCTTGGCGAAGGGCAAAGCGTAGAACCACCCCGGCAGGACCCGGAACTCCACGACCGCAAGGGTCGCTAAAGCACTAATCAGGATTGGAAAAACCAGTATATCCATTTGCTTCGATTGCGGTTTTGATTTTGGCCTTGGCCTGTTCGATGGAGTAAATGATGGACCTGTACGGGATGCCCGTTTCCCGGCTCATGGCTTTCATATTCCCCGTCTGCATGAGCAGGTTCAGCAGTTCCTTGTCGTAGGGGAACGCTCCGTCCTTGGCCCAAGAGTCCATCTCTTGCTGGGCAATGGCCCAAAGGTCATCGAGCAGGGAGTCGTAGTCCTTGCTTAGTTCTTGGGTTTCGGGGTCCACTTCGACCCGCTCGTCGTGGTGGCGGTACTTCTTCGCAAATTGGTTGTTGTTGCCCCGGTACAGGTTCATTATCAAACGAACGATGTAGAATCGCAGGTAGCCTTGGACCTGCATCTTGGTAATCTTGTCGGGGTCTTTTTCGAGCAGAATCAGGACGACCTCTTGTTCGAGGTCCTTCCAAAGCGGATTGCCCCCCGTGATGGTGAGGCAAGCCTTGCGGATTTCTCCGCTTCGATAAAGGTCAAGGACGATGCTCTCTGCGTTCACTCACGCAAAGATTACATAGATTCATGTGGATGTTGCAGAAATTCTTTGGTCCTGTTGAAAACTTCCTTGCGAAGGTGCTTGATTGATGGTAGTTGCCACATTTGGTTGTTGAGGACCTCTATGTTGTGCATGACCGTGGCGTGGTCCCGATTGATGATTCGCCCGATGCGAGAATAACTGTACATATACTCCGAATAAGCGATGTCGGCAAAGATGCTGCGTGCCAGCACAAATTCACGGGTCTTGATGTTGCTGATGATTTGGTCGGGGTTGACCCCAACGACCTCTGCCGTGTAGCCGAGGATTGTGCGAGTGATTAGGTCCATGTTAAAACGGGTTTGGGGGTAGAGGCATCCAATGGCTTACTTCGATTAGGAACCAAGTTTGATGCTCGTAGTACCAACGACCATCTCCGAGCCATGCGTAGGCTTGATTCATGTCGGTCGTGAATATCAGGACTGGCTCGTAAGGTGTCGGCATCCGGTCCAAGCATTTTACCCATTCCATGACTAAGCGTTTTTGGCTTGGAGGATACGACCGAGCAGGGTCCAGTTGACGGACCAAGCCTTGATGGTTTCGCTTTTGTCGGGTCGGTTGCAGTTGACGCACTCCTTGCGGATGTGAATCTGCCAGCGTCGGAAATCGGTTGGTGTGGTTTTCATGGGGTTGGGGTTTGGTTGGTAAGGTTAGGCTGCTCAATATCAATGCCCTCAATTATTGTTTCAAGTACTCTAATTTGTTGTTCACAGGCCATTATTGCCGACAACACAACGTCTTCTGCTTTTGGGCTAATCAATACTTGACGGCATTTGCCATCGTTAAATTTGCCAATGACAACAATTTGTTTCAATTTAAGGTCAGCACTATCGCTAATGGTTTTCATGGGTTTGGGGTTTGATTGGTAAGACCAGAGGCTGACGATGGGGGAGGTTTTGTCAGACCAGAGGCTGACGATTATACCCGAATGCGTATAAATTTTGGGTTTTTCTATAAATTATATCCGATTGGGTATAATACAAATCTACACATCTATTCCACACTTGCAACCACTCGCTGAAAATCCTCTACGCTTCGGATTACCTCGTAGCGATACCCCGCCTCTTGGACCACACCCTGCCACCACTTCTGCGACAGGGACTGCTTGCCCTTCTCGGCTTTGAACTCCAGCATCACCGCACCGGTTGGTGAGAGCCATATCATGTCGCTGACCCCTGCAACCACGCCCATGGCCTTCATTACGCTGCCGGCATAGGCATTCGGTGCGTTGTTGTTGACCGTGAACAATCGGCCCCGGTCGTTGGGAAAGTTGTTCCAGTGCCACTGGAAGCATTCGGCTTGAAGTTTAAATTCGGACATCATGATTGAAAGATTTTAAATCGTTTTGCATTGTGAAAATACCAACCTCGCTTCCATCCCATGTAACTGACAAACTCTTCGGCCTCGGCCCTGCTCTTGCAGTTGTGTAGCACCCAGTATGGACTGATCACTTTGGCCTTTGCCAGTTGAGCCTTTTGGTACATCGTGCTTTGCTTGGCTATCTGCATCGCTTGAGGTTTAGAGAGGCGTGATAATTCTACCATTTCATTGGTTTCTTTTGGTTTTCGTTGATAAACAAAACCGCAATACTTGCATTCCATAGCAGCAATGGGTATAGTAGCCTTGCATTGAAAACAATTTTTTACGCCACCAATTCCGGATGATTCACGAATGCGTTTCTTTTTTAGGGACCAATTTTGGTCATCCTCCCAATACCCATGGGTTTGAATGTTATTGCCAAAATCAAGTAAAGTAAAAAGTGATTTAGTAGGCGTAACCCTTGAGCCTCGGCCAACCATCTGCATAAACAACGGAAGGCTCGCAGTCGCCCGGTAAAGGATGACAACCTCGATGCTTGGCTCATCATAACCCGTAGTCATTAAATCGCAGTTGCAAAGGATCCCATCGGTTGATTCTTTAAACCATGCAAGGGTATCGGCTCGCAAGGACTTTGGCATCTCTCCGTCAACGTGCCGGGCGTTGAACCCTGCACCCTGCAAAGCACCGCAAACCTCCTTGCTTGATGCGATGTTGCTGGCAAAAAGAATAGCCTTTTTCTTAGGTGTAAATTTATCGTAATTATAAACAACCCCTTCATAAACTTTCTTTTCGCTATACATATCAGCCATTTCTTTTAAATCGTAATCATCTCCTTTCATTTTAATTTTTGCAAGAAAGTCAATTGATACTCCATAACTAATTAAAGAAGAAAGATATCCTTGTTCAATTAATTGCGATACCTGAACAGGTTGTATTAATGCTTGATAAAATTTTGAAAGACATTCCTGTTTACCCCTTCTAACAGGTGTTGCCGTTGCACCGATGACTACGGCATTTGGGTTGATGTATGGCAGCAGAGGGTTGAATGTCTGCTTGTGGGCTTCGTCAATGATTACAAGGTCCATCCGGGCCAATAGATCCTTGTATTCGGTAGCGTCCTTCCTTCGGCTGAATGTCTGGGCCATAGCGATAAAGCAATTTCCTGAAACATCCAGACGAGTCTTGCTTGCCTCAATGAGCGTCGGCTTGATACCGAACTGGTCCAAGGCCCCGTTGGATTGCCGGAGCAGTTCCACCCGATCCGTGAAGATAATGGCCTGCTTGCCTTTCTCTAAGGCCCGTGCCACCATGTATGAGAACATGACCGTCTTACCGCTCCCTGTTGGGGAGCAGAGTATCAAGCGTCTTTTGCCCTCGGCAATGCTTGTCCGCATTTGGTCAATAGCGGTTTGTTGGTAGGGTCTAAGCATAGTCACTGATAGTTACTGCAAAAATGTTGTAGTGAATATAAAAATCTGCGTTTTTGATATCGTTAGGGGGGTTCATAGTCACATAGTCACTATATCTACTACTTTCTTTAGAGTATATATAATACATACACACACACACACACACACCCACATATATATTGTATAAGGAAAATCGCATTTTTAGTGAATGTAGTGACTATCTAAAATGGTTTGTCCTGATTACCAAGCCTTTGCTGATAGTTACTACTATTCGTTTTAGGGATGAGTAAATAGCAACCACGGTTGTCCCGTTCACTTCGGCTTACCTTTTTGCATCCAATGGACTTTAAAATGGCCCCAAGTTTGTTTTGATTGATTTTCTGCTCGGTGTATGATTCAATGATGTTTTTAATTTCGGAATTGGTTAACCACTCTGCACCTATGCCGTCGTTTTTTTCATCGGGAATAGTAAAGTAATTGTATAGCAATTCTTTCTCCACTGCTGGCTGAATGTTGTTTAGGGTCTTTTCGTTAAGCATGGTAATCTCTGCTTTGGACAGTTGCCAAGAATCGGTCCCGTTTAACTTGTAGGAATGCAGGGCTTCAATAAACAGGTCGGTCTTATCGATAGCTCCATAGGCATCCCAGTCAATCTCGCTGATTACAATGGGCAGGATCCTACGGTTACCCGTTGGGTCGTTGATGACTTCCTCGTCGTTGCTCGTACCGCAAAGGACCGCATACCGGTTTAATTCCTCATGGACCCGACCGTATGGCTTGCGGATGCTGAATGTCTGCTTGGAGGACAGTTCCTTGAGTTTCTTGGCTTCCTGCTTGGATTTGCCACCGAACTCGTCGTCGCAAAGGATGATCTTCTTGCACATGAGAATCTCATCGTCCTTCCCGGCATCCAGTTTGGATTCCCCGTAATAGGCCCGAAGTTCATCGGGCAGCAGGTTTCGAAAGAAGTTGGTCTTGCCGATGCCTTGGTCGCCACAAAGGACCAGTATTGAAAGAGAGTATTCCCCGTGCATACTTGCGATGACCGAGCAGAGCCATTTATGAATGCAAAGTTGCATAAAATGGTGATCCAAATTGGTAGTTGTAATGGTATTGGTCAGGGCTTCGATGCACCCAAAGGGTTGGCGATGTCCGTGCTTTGCAAAAAACTGGGTGAATGGATTGTAGGTCGGTGTATGGCTTGAATCAATAATTGAGTTAATGAGTTGCATATTAACTTCCTTCTTTCCAAATTGCTCAAGACAATCGGTGTAAAGGTCATTGATGTCAACGTCGGTAATTGGCTCTCCCTTTAATTCAATGCAACGGGTTACTGCATTGCGTTTTAGGTTAAATGAACGTAAGTAAGCCTTTATCTGCTTGATTGGTGTATCCTCGGTATCAGCGGACTTTAGTTCACTGGTATCGAGTGCCATCGTGTTGGCGACGATTTCTTCGAGTCCATCGATGTCGATGTTGTCTATCTCCCGAAGTATGCGAACTGCGGTTTCGGTTGCTGCGTTGATGTCCTTGGGACCGCCATTTGTACCAACACGCATACGATGGGACTTGGTTGTGGACACGATGTGCTTGGTGATTTTGGTTTGAATCTCTACCCCTGCATTCTTAGCAAGGTACATGAAGGAAGCAAAGGACACTTGATTCTGCTTGGAGTTGCAAAGTTGCTTGTACTTTTTGTCGCAGGCTTCCGGGTTGTACTTCGGGGATAATGCCGAAACCCGATGGAACAGGTCTGCACCTTGCTCATGGTATTTTGCAGCAATGGCAAAGCCAATCTTTATCCAATCGGCATAAGAATCCGTTAGGTCTATTCGCTTGGCTTCGATTTGCTGGAGAATGTGTTCGACATCGTGTTCACCGTGTGGGTAGAACTTTGGGGCTGGTGCAGCCTTGGCCTTGGGCAGGTAGGTCTTAAATACCGGAACAGGTTTGTCGGTGATGAATGCGTCCGGGTCAAAACTCACGAACCGCAACCGGCTTACGTCTTTGCAAGCGGGATCCACAATGATGTGATAACGGTCTGCCAAGCG